AACTTAACATTAATATAATATACATTATATAAAACAAATTAACCCCTATTTATTAGGGGTTTTTTTGTGCCTAAAAAAATCTATAAATAATAAATTGTGATAGTATATATATATACGCATGACTGCATGAAATTACTTGACATACCCTGTAAGCCATTTTAAGCCCCATACAGCAAAAAATAACATTTTATAAATACTAGTATCTAAAATCTCAGAGTTTGTATTGCTCAAATGTCAAGAGAATTAGAAAAAATAAATATAAATAATATTGTTGACATTAAGAAAAACACATTCCTGTTACAATCTGTTACAAAACTTTACTGGACTTTCTACTATAGATAATATATAAAGTAAGCATGATTTATAAAACAGATAGAAAAATAGGAGGAAAAAATGCAAGTAAAATCATATAATACAAATAGAACATTATTAACACAATTAACTAAAGAAGAATTTTATAACTTAGTTAGTGATAAATTTACAACAATAGGATATCAAAGTTCTACTGGTAAATTATCAGAAATTAATGGAAGAATTGGAGTGAGTAAAGGCGTTAAAGGAAATGGAAGAAAAGTTTCTGATAATGTAGAAAATTCCAGTATCATGTTCTGGAATAGAAAATACAATAGTTTTAATAGGTTATACCTAGATAATATAATGTATTTTAAATCTAAAGGAAAATTATACTTGACAATATAGTCAAGATAAGCTATAAGAGTTTTATTAACCAACGAAAAGAGGAAAAAATGTTACAAACATTAATCACAAAAGAACAGGTTTTTGGTGAGTTGCCTGAAATAATAACTCAACCAGTATATAAGCAACAGGAAATTTGCCAAAATTCTACTGGTGAATATTTTAACCCTAAATTTGCTCTATATAATCTATATAGTGAGGATGAAAATGGTATCCCTATTAAAATAGGTGGTCAAGTTACTAGAGATTATCCTTTAACTCAACATCCTAAGTTTTTTGGAGATGTAGAGGATATTCTACTAGAAAATATAGACCATAATTTAGTTGCAGGTCATGACGCAGTTACTACATATACTAAAGTATCTCACAATGGAGCATTTGCTCAAAGAGAATATATCTTTAATAACTTAAAAACAAAGATTGATAACCCTAAATTTGAAACTGAGTTAGCATATAGAGTTATTGTATGGCATGGACTAGGCGGTATTGCTTCTAATAACTTTAGAGCAGGAGCTATCGACTTTTTCTGCTCAAATGGTATGATTAGTGGCGAATTTAATGCGGTTACTATGAAAAATACCAAGAATTTTGAGTTAGGTAAATTTGTTGCTGAATTACAAAATGCTACAATTAATTTCAATGCTCAAGTTGAGAAGTATCAAAGAGAATTAAATACTGAGATAACTATTAAGAAAGCTCAACAGTTTATTGAAAAAATAACTAAGCATGATTTTTCAAAAGACGCTGAAAGAAAAAGGCAAACTAAAGCTTTAGCTCATAATTTATTGGAGCAAATAGGAGCAGAATTTAAGACTAGAGGTAACAATATTTTTGCAGTTAGGTCAGCTCTTACTGATTGGTCAACGCATGGAGATACTAGAAAAACTAATATCGACCATGTTGCTAAGACTAGATTAGAAAGAGAGCAAAAAGTTACTCAATGGACTAATTCTCAAGCATTTGAGGAGCTATCCCTAGTAGCATAATTTAACAGGGGTATGTTTAATAGCATACCCCACATTTTATAGAGGAAAAAATGACTAAAGAAAGATTAAAATGGTGGCAAAAAGAATTTCCTAACGATAGAGATTTACCTTTGCGAATGTTTGTTAATGGAGAATACCATAAGACATTTAATGACATATCAATATTAAACTTTGTTGTAGACCAATTTAAAGGAGCAGGACATACAGTAGAATTAAAATATCCTGAGGGAGTAACTGATTGGAGGACTAGATAAATGCAAATAACAGGAAATAAATTAGATGATATGAGTTTAGAGATAGACAATTATCGCATGACTGATGATTTAATTGATTATATGTGGGATGATGAAAGAACGCATTATTCAGAAGAAATAGAAACGACTGATGATTGGAGTAAACCCCACATATTTAAAACAATGTTTGTTATTAAATTTCAAAATGAGTTAAATGACATACTTAAATACTTAGAAGATGAAGATGACCACATATTATTAAAAGCAGATACTGGCGAATATCTTTCAGTTAGTGGGAATTATGAATTTGATGATGAAAAAGAATTAGGTATTGTTTTATCTGAAATATTAGGAGATTATGTAGCACT